CACCTTGTAAACGTCGGTGCTCAGTGTCTGGCTGTCGCCGTTCCCGTCGACGTAGGCGACGCTGGCCACGGTCTGCAGCGGCGGCCGGGGAAGGATGATCGGATTGCTTCCACTCGGAAAATCGTCAAGGTGCAGCTCATAGGTGGTCGTGAGAATCGTCCGGCCCGTCCGCGATTCAACCTCTGCCGTCGCTGCCTTGATCAGTCGCGTCAGGTGATCGTCGTGATGCGTAATCGCAGTCGCGACCTCGACCTGTTTCTTTGCTTCGGCCAGCGAAACAGGAAAGGTGGTTGGTGGTACGGTGACGATCAGCGCGCCCATCAGCCGCCCCCTGTTGACTTGACACTGAGCTTGCCGGACATCTCCGACAACAGGCGAGCTTGCTCTTTCAGGACGCGCAGTTGTTCCTCCCGCATCGCGGGACCCGGCGCCATGGTCCGATTGGCCACTTCAAGCGCCCGGAGAATTTCCTGCTGGACCATCCCCGTATCCCTCAGCGCTCCGAGCGATGCCTCATCGCGAGCCTGTGACGCAATAAGCAAATCATGGTTCTGTTGGATCAGATCGTTCTTGGCCTTGACCGCAGAAACCAATTCGGCTTGAATCGCCGTCTGCTTGGTCATCACAGAGTACACGCCCACCAGGATCAGCACGAGCACCGCCCACGCCGGCCCGTACTTCAGCACCTTCATCAGGAAGTAGTACAGACCTTCCCACCATGCCTTGGGAACAGGAATCAGCTCGCTTTGTCCAGCGTCGGCCTCAGACTTCTTTGCCATTGGCTCGTTCCTGTTCCTTCTGCCGTTTCATCGCCTCGATCCGCTCCCGCAGCAGCTCCGCCGGCGTCAGCGTTCTCGCGTCTGGCCGCGTGGCCCGCTCCGGTTCCCGTCGCTCGTGATTCTCCGATTCACCCATATACGACCACGGCCGCCGGTCGCCCGGTGGCAGGGCAATCCCGGCGGCCGGGCGGTCTGACGGTCCTTGCTCCGTCAAATCCCTTGGTTCGGTTCGTCGGTACTACTTCGTTCCTTCGGCGGCGAACGGTCCGATTCGCTTACAGCAGATTGTGCCCACCAGAAGATTGCTGATGGGCATCCCGTCCTTGGCCTTGTATTGAAAGGCCCAGATATCCCCGAGCGCGGTGGACGTGCCTCGCTGTGCGACCACCCGCAGATAGCGCTCCTGCGGGCGGAGTACGTCAAGCGCCTGGTCCTCGTCCGAGGCGCCGCCAAGATCGATCTCGCCGCCGGCAAGATCCGCCGCGTCGCTCATGTTGCTCGCGTCGCCGGACTCGACATGCATCAGGTTGTCGGCGGCGGCCGTCCCGTAGCTGGTCACAAAAATGCAGCCGTCGAAGCCGGCCATGTCTACGATGTCGCTCGTGACGTCGCCGGTGTTGGCGGTGGAAGGATCTTTTACCTTGGTGATCTTCATGTTTTCAGTGATAAACCCGTTTTCCACGGCTCATTCTCCCTTGATCGTCCGGCCGGGCTGAAGGGTGCGAGTCGCTCGCCGGAATTGCGACGCGCCTTTCGAGTAGTCGCTTGGCCTCTTCGTCTGGCAGGTCCACAATCGCCCCTGCCGTGAGCGCCGGCTGCCCGGCGCGAATCATCCATTGCCCCTCGCGGATCTCAACTCTCACGGTGCCACCTCCGTGATTCGGTTACGCGTGTTGCAGCAAGTACTTGACCGGACAGCTGGCGTCCGTGCTCGGCCGCAGCAAATTGCCATCGGCCGACATGAACGCGATAAACGCGATCTGGTCGTATTCCGCGTACCGCTCGACCAGCCGCCGCAGCCGAACTGTTCCGACGCGCCGCAGCTTGTAGGCCGACAGCTGGCCAGCGAGAATCGTTTTGGTGCTGGCCGCGATCGTGCTCTGCATCTTCTGGTTGATGGTGAACGGCCAACCTTCGATCAGGTCCACGCGGCCATCGCGGAAGCCAGCCTGGTAGATCGGCTGGCCCGTGGTCGTGTCAGTGAGCAGCCGGAGAGCTTCAAGCACGATGTCGTGGAACATGAACCGGCAGTTCGTGCGCAAGGCCGGGTCGATATCGTGCTGTAGCGCGACGACCTCCTCCCGCGTAATCGCCGTCGCGCTCGCCGTGGTCGGACCCGCCGCCGATCTGGTGACGATCCCGCGAATCTTTGCAGCCCCGGTTGTGCACTCGCCGGAGAGCTTGCGGCCAAGCCGCTCGCCCAGCATCTGGCCGAGCACGGATTCCAAGTCGAAGGCAGAGTCCCGGATCAGGTTGAACGGAACCTTGACCATCTTCGAATTGAAGTCGTAGGCGCCCCACTTCACCTGCTCGAAAGCCGGGTTGGCCTCGGTCGTGTTGGCCGTGTTCTCGTCCGTGTAGGCACCCTCGTTACTCGTGTCGTCGGCGACCGGCCAGAAAATCGGATCGGCCGTGTCGGACGTGAGCACGTCGCAAACGCTGAGCATGTCGCCATAGGCGAGCATGGCCAGTTCGAGAGATCGCACCAGCGAACCGGGTGAGACGAGATAGCCACCGGTCGCACCGAGCGTAGCGGAAAGGGCGCGCTGTTCGAGCGCACCGGAAATCGCGGTCATCCGATTCTCGGGACGGGAGTTGACCGCGGCGTACTGGAGGGATCGGTACGTCCCGGTATCGAACACTCGCAGGCTGATTTCTTGGGCCTGCGGGTCGAACCGCAACCGTTGGCACGCCTCCCGCGTTTCCTCGGACACGGTCGCGCCTGGCACCGGGGCCGCGGCCCACGCGCGAAACGCCAAGGACTGATCCCGGACGCGCTGCTCGTACTCATTCAGCGCGGCCCGCCGATCGCCGGCCCCAGCCCCCGGAGGGACGGCCCGGTCTCGCCGCTCCCGGTCCAGATCGCCCATCCGCGCGGCCACGTCGGCAGCCTGCTGCTCCTGCTCGACGGCGGCGCGAATCGCATCATAGTCTTTGTTCGTGGCATCCCACTTGGCCCGCTCTTCACCCGGCCACAGCTCGACCGCTTCCCCAGCGTCGTGCTTGGCCTTCCGCTCGCTGAACTCCGCAGAGGCCCGCTTGATCTCTTCGTAGATTTGCCCGGACCGCTCCCGCAGCTGTTGGAGGTTGAGATCGGCGGTCCCCGTGGAAAGAATGACGCGCGGCATTTGGCTTGCTCCTGAAAGCGTGGCTGGAATCCACCAACGCTTTCAGTTTCAAGCCGCTACAGACGTGCGCGCGCGATTTCCGCCATGCGAAGGCGAACCGCCACGTCGGTGCACTCCCAATCGTCGCCACGGAGGAACCGCAACCGCTCGACGCGCAGAGCCATCAGGTTCTGTGGATCGCCGGCGCGAGAAACGCCAGCCGAAGTCGCTTCGTAGGCCGGGAACGTGACTGGCCCAACTTCCACCAGCTGGATTTGCTGCAGCTCGCGAATTTCGATCTGCCGGCCATCCGCAAGTTTCTCGATCACCCAGGCTACTTTCCGCGCGTAGAACGCGATTGAGGCCCCGGCCACGTCGCCACGACGAATCGGAGTCAGCACCTGGTCCCGAACCAGCTGAGTGTCCGGCGGCGTGACGGAATACCGCAACCCCACCTGATCGACCGCGACCGCCAGCGTGGCCGGATCACTGCGGTTGCGCCCTAAAACGATATTGGCGTCGTGATTGAAGAGCGACCGAATATCGTCCTCGCGAACGGTCAGATCGAACGCCCCCGGCGAGATACGCTCGTATGTGTCCTGCCAGAGTTGGTACTGCGTGCCTGGATCGTCGGCGGAGTAGTAGACCGCGCCGTAGCCGTCGATCGTGACGGGGGCGCCGGCTTCGCGGAGTTGCACGGGCCGGGTGACGTTTCGCCGTTCAAGGATTGGTTGCTGCTGCGACATCTTCGTCTTGCTCCTGATCCTGGTCTTCGTCCTGGCTCTGATCGTTCGCCGGCGGAGAGTCTTCCGGCGCCGGCTCCGGTTCCTTACCCGCCTCGGCCATGTTGAGCGGCTGGAGAAACTGCTTGCCGACCCCGTCAGGAATCGGGTTGTAGTTGAACCACCGCCGCACTTCGTCGCGGTTGAAGACGCCCCACTGAATCCCGAGCGTACCCATGCGCATGAGCTGCTCGGTGTTCGCCCACAACCACGCCTCAACGCGATAGTCGATCGTTCGCGTGCGGTTCTCTCGCTCCGCGGTTGACAAGAGCTTCAGGTTGCACTCGCTCTTGATCGCCGTCAGCCAGTAGGAGAGCGTTTCGTCATAGTACGCTCGCCGCGCGGCTTCGTCCGAGTTGTAGCTGACGGACTCCTTGACCCCGAGGCGGCTGGGGCTCATTCGGTAGAACCGGGCGATGTTCCGAACTTCCTGTTCCTCCACCCGGTCCATCTGGGCCTTGTCCGGTTCGATCGTAGTCGAATGCCACTTGAAGCCATCGCGCAGCACGAGCGTCTTGAATGCGTTCGACTTGTTGAACCGTTCCAAAATCGCTTTCTCGACCTTATCGCGAGCCTTGTCCGATGCGCCGGGAGGAACTTGCAGAATCCCGCCAGCATGAAGCCCGTTGCTAAAAAACCTGCTCGTGAAATTTCGCTTGGCCAACTGCAGCCCGACGTTGTGTCGCGCGGCCTTCAGCGGGCCAAACGCCAAGCACTCGTCCAAGCTGAGATTCTCGACGATCAGCACATCCCACGGGTCGAACGCAACGGGCCGACCCTGGATTTCGCTCACAACCCACAGCCGCTTGTCAACCGATGTCCGCAACAGCTCCGTCCTGTCCGGTAGCAGGTTGTAGAGCCCGATCGGCACCCCGGCCGGGTCCCGCTCGATCCATCCATACCCGCGCGGCCAGATCAGCGCGTGCACCAGCAGCCGCCGCCAGAAACAGAGAGCCGATACCTCCGGGTTGGCCCAACTGGTCAGCGTGATCAGCCGGGCCGCCGTATGCCGGTAGTCCACCTCTCGGTCCTCACCGTCGAGCGCGTACACGTCGAGCGGGAGCCGGCTGCAGTCCCCGGAGATCATGCCCACGGCCTGCCAGACGGCGGGAACACTCAACATGGTTTCCTTGTTGACGGCCTCCCCGGCATCGCTGGTGGTGACCCAGCCGAGATCGGCCCACGCCTGATAGTCGCTCAACGAGACGGCGGGATTCTCCAGCGAGCCCGTGCGGGCCTCGGACTGTGGGACGTACCCCAACCAACGAGCCAGTGCCTTCAGCATCACACAAACTCCACTTCCGCGTTATCGTCGTCGTACCACGTCGGCGCCTGCTCGCCGGCCGTCGCCAGCCCCACCGCCATGATCGCCGCGACCACGCCGTCAATCGTCCGGTGGTCGCCCTTCTTTTGCCTCACGGGCCGCTCGTTCCCGTTCGCGTCCGTGTACGCCTTCACGTGTCCCAGCTGCCAGGTCAAGATCGGGTGTCCGTTGTGCCGGGCCTGCTTGGTTGCGATCAGCCGTCCCAATGTCTTCATCGGCGGCGAGAAGTGCATGATGGTCTGCGGGAACTCGACCCGCTGAACTCCCGTCTCCGCTTCGATCCGCTGGGTCAGCCACTCAGCCTGAAACAGCGGATCAAACGCGAACCCCTGTACATTCAGCCGCTGACACCACCCTACGACGTCCTGCAAGACGCGCTCATAATCGCAAGCGTCGCCGGGAGTAAGATTGATCAGTCCGGCCTCTGACCACTCACGATATGGGACCTTCGGACCGAGCCGCAGAGCTTCGGCCTCTGGCAGCCAGTACAGCGGCATGATCCGCATGGATTCGTCCG